AGTTCCAGTCAAATGAAGCTCTTTAAGGAAACATCTAAGAACTCACGCACCATCCGCAAGTACACCCGCGAGATGAAGGAAAAGTCTGAGGCTAAAGTGCCGAAACTTCGCCGTGTGCGCCAGAAGCTCAAAGGTCGTGTAGAAGTCCCTTATTGATATGGAGAAGCGTTTCACCAAGGTTGTCAAGAACCCCAAGACCGGTCGTACTCGTACAATCAAGTTTGGGCAAGCGGGACCAGCCAAAGATGGCGGTGATCGCATTCGCCCAGGCACGGCTAAAGGCTCAAGTTATTGTGCTAGAAGTTATGGCATTAAAAAACGCTTGCCAGAAGCTCAACAAAATGATCCTAATACACCAAACAATTTAAGCAGGAAAAAATGGAAATGTGTGGGAAAGACCAGCAGGAAGTGAAGAATTCTGGAATTTACAGAATTACCTGCGTTGCTAATAACCATTTTTATTATGGTAGCAGTATCAATCTCAAGAGTAGATTTAGAAACCACATCAATAAACTTAGGGCTGGGTCACACAGAAACAATCGCCTTCAAAGAATATTTAATAAATACGGCGAGGCATCGATTACGTTTGAGGTTGTTAAATATTGCGATCCCAATTTTGTTTTGGATTCGGAACAAGAATATCTTAATGAGTATGCATCAAGCGCGGATTGTGTGAATTTCTGCAAGGATGCAAAAGCACCAATGGCTGGCTTGAAGTTTTCAGACGAGCACAAAAAAAGGATGTCTGAGTCGCAGACAAGAAACAAATACACATTTCATTATACTTGTGGTAAAGTTGAGTCATTTGATAGTCTCAAACTAGCGGGCGACAGGTTTGGTGTTAAAAGATCTATCGTTTCTAAGTGGTTTAAAAGAAAAGACCTTGGGCGCAACCATGGCATCCTTCAAACCTCAAACATCATTAAAGCTGAGAAATCTGGCGACGAGTGTATTACATTGCTTCCGTATCAATACAAGCAAGAACCTTGGGTTTTAGCTGGAGCAACAAGTAAGACCAAGTATTACAAGGACAAAAGGAAATCTTTATCCATGAAGTAGTCTAACGCCCACAATCCAATAAAGTACCCGAACGACAACAATCTATGAAAAGTAAATCATGCGGCTGCGGCCACGAAGAAAAGGAATATGGTAAAGGTAAGAACGGCAAGAACGGCAAGAAGGGCTATGTCGAGATTGAGATCAAGATGAGCCGTGCGCCTAAGAAGAAAGCTAAACGCAAGTGATGAAAAAGCCTAAAACAAAAGCAGCTAAACAAGCTAAAGTCGGGAAGGTCATGCGGGAATATAAGGCTGGAACACTCCATTCTGGCGTTAACCCCAAAGGCCCAAAGAAAGCTCCAGTCGTAAAGAATCGTAAGCAGGCAATCGCTATCGCACTTTCCTCGGCTGGCATGTCCAAACGCAAGTAATCACACAACACAACCAATGACACCACTACCGAAACCAACCGTCCAGCAGGCAATCGAAGCACTCTCCGACCGTGATGAGTTCAAGGCAATCGTCCAGTTCATCCGTGAAGAGCGTGAGCGTTTCTTTGGAGACTTGCGCCAGTGCGTAGATACCAACGAGGTGATGAAAGTCACAGGCAGTATCTCCACGCTAGACGAGCTTCTCACACTACTCTCACCACAACCCGAATAACACAAAATTATGATGAATCGCTCAGGAATGCAAAAGGCATTCGCAAGTAAAGTCCAGTCCATGGGCGGCATGAATTCGCTTAAAAGCCAAGCAGCGAAAGCAATGTCGCCAAGCATGTTTACTCGTCCACCAGTAATTGCTAACAAAGCGCGTGGAACAATGTCATCCAGTACATACAACCCCATGAAGGGTGCTATCTGATTATCTTGACAAAGATTTAGTTTTATGCATTAGTCTCAACGCCCGAAAGGGCTTTGTTTCATTGTCATCATTGGTTGCTGGCCGTGGGCGGGTTTTTCGTTTTTCCCGCTCACGGTCATCTTCTTTTAAGCAATCTGTTACTAATTGGCGTGCGCCAAATGTGGCGAATAACTGGCGAAATACTGGCGTGATTCTACTTAACTGGCGAGATAAGTGCGCTTAAATAAGCCATTATGGACACTTTATGGGTGTTTTATCGTACATTGAAACATCGAAGGAACTCCCGGCATTCGAGGAAAGTTCTAAGCATAGTTCGCCTTAAGCGGCTAAACCATGAAAGAACTCCCGTATATTCTTCGGATAAGACTTTTACACACCAGCTAGGCTGGAACCAATGATAGCAGAGGGTTGAGGCTGTAGGTCTGCATCAAGCTCATTGATCGTCACACTCTATTTAGCTACGCCGCGACTGACTTCAAGCGTAGTACCCTGTGAGACTTTTACCTAGATCCCGTGCGGTCGTTTGAGCGTTCCTCGGTTTCTTAGTTATGCGCCAAACCCTATGGGTAAAACAAAGGGGCTGGATGCGAGGAAGTCAGAACCCGCTCCAGCCCCTAGATCCTTGCCTTTACAGCTTCGGAGAGGTGAGTTTTGACGAATGTCTGACTTCTCGTCAACGCAAATAATGCATTAAATTCTCGTCCAGTCAAGAGGAAAAACTACCCATTATTTCTGACAAGCCTAATACCTTACTAAAGTACTTGACTTAATAATGATTTATGCTTGACTTATCGAGAACACGCACCGCCGAGCGTAAATGGCGTTCTAAACAAACATTATGAGTAATCCAGAAGCTACCGCCGAAGCTAACGAATCGGTGTCCAATAACCTATCATTCGAGGAGCTTTTAGCTCAACGAGTATCCAGACATACTGCACCAGAAGAGGAACCAGAGGAACAGCCCGAGGAACCCTCCGATACCGAAGACGAAGATCCCGCCGGTCAAGAAGACGAGGAGACTTCAGAGGTTGAAGGGGAAGCCGACGAGGAAGAGTCCGATGCTGAATCTGAGGAACAGTCCGAAATTGACCTGCTATCGCTGACACCAGAGCAGATTCAATCTCTCGCCAAGAAGGGCAAGTCACGCCTCCTACAGCGCATTGGAGAGCTGACAGCGCAAAAGAAAGCCCTTGAAGAGAAGATTCAATCCCAGCCGCAAACGCCAGCGAAGGTAATCCCTCAAGACGAGAACCCATTCCGCGATGTTGCCTCATTCGAGGAACTCAAAGGAAAGTACGACGAACTTGAGAAGACCCTTGAATCCACTGATGAGATCCTAGAAGAACATGAGGACTACGGTCCCGAGGACATCATCCTAGTGGGCGACAAGGAGTTCACCAAAAAGCAGATTCGGAAAGCCAACCGCAATGCCCGTGAGGCACTGACCAAGTACATTCCCGCTCAACAACAGCATCTGATCCAGATCGCCCAGTACGAGCAGATGGCTAAGCAGTACTCCGAAGCGGCTAAGAGCGAAGTACCAGAGATCCAGGATGAAGAGTCCGAGATCGGGAAAAGCTATAAAGCATTGGTGTCTGACCCACTCGTTGACAAACTAAAGTCACAGGTCCCAGAGATTGGTTTCCAAATTGAATACATCCTAGCTCATGCAGCTCGGTCTATTTACGGAGGAAAGAAGATTAAAGCCCAACCAGCGGTGGGAAACAAGTTGAAGGTGAGTCCATCCTCAACCCCATTTGGTGCTGGAGCAGCTAAGTCTTCCACCCCCAAGAATGCAAAGGTCGTAGACGCATACAGCCGTTTTGAAAAGAGCGGGAGCCAAGATGACTGGGTTGCTGCCAGAATCGCTAAATTTAAATAAATTCTAACTAACTACAATTATGTCTATTAGTGCTACTTATCAACCAAGCGCACCTGCCGCCAAGACTGGCCAAGGTTCCGCTATCTCGAACCGCGAGGATCTTAGCAACGAACTTGCTATCCTTGCTCCTGAAGAAACCCCGCTCCTTTCGCTCGCTAGCAAAGGCAAGGCATCGGCTACCTACTCTGAGTGGACTGTCGATAACCTTGGTGCTCCTGTGACGACTGGTGTTTCGGAAGCCTCCGATGTGACTTCGTTCAGCGACAAGTTTGCTGATCGCGCTCGCCTTGGTAACTACATCCAACTCATGCGCCGTGACTACATGGTGTCGAACCTGCAACAAGCTGTGACGAGCGTTGGTCCTGCCAACATCGCTCAAGCCGAAGCCAAGTCGATGCGTGAGATCAAGCGTGACATCGAAGCTACCATTGCTTCCGACAACGAAATGTCGGTTGAGAACGGTGCTGGTACTCCCTACGGCATGCGCGGCCTCGGCAAGTGGATTCAGTCAACCGCCCAAGCAACGAATGCTGTTCCTGCTGCTTATCGTACGCCTTCTGGCTCGATTCTCAGCGCAGCTCCTAGCGAAAGCACTTTCAACGGTGTGATTGGCTCGATCTTCTCCCGCAATGGCGAAATGAACAGCCTCACGCTCGTTGCCGATGTCGCTCTTCGTCGCGTTATCAGTGGCTTCACCCGTGCTACTCCTTCCTCGGCTGGCGTGACCTATCATGTCAACCAAGAAGCGACCAGCAAGGCAATCACCCTCGCTGTCAACGTCTACGATTCGGATTTCGGTCTGGTCAAGATTGTTAACGGCAACCCTGCTTGTATGCCCACCACCACTGGTGGCGTTGGCTACATCATTAACCCGAAATACCTCGGCTTCAACACCCTCATCCCGATGGGCGCAACTCGCCTTGAGAACCAAGGTGGTGGCGAGCGTGGTTTCATCGACGTTGCTGGTACGCTTGTTGTCAAGCATCCGCAAGCACACGGCAAAATTGCTTACTCCGCCTAATCCTAATAATAACTAGAAAGAAATAACAATATGCCTCAACTTGCTAACCAAGAATCGCGTGGTTTCACCCATTCGTTCCGTATCACTGGTGCTGAACTCGCCTCGTCGGGTTATCTCACCTCGTCGCAAAAGACCGTTGCTCAACTGCCTGTTGGCGGTATCGTGACGAACGCTGCTGTGTTCCAACAAACCGCTTCCGCTGGTGCGTCTGACTTGACGCTTTCGGTTGGAACCGTTTCTGGCACTGCAACGAACCTCATCGCTGAGTTCGACCTCGACGCCAACACCGACAAGGTTAAGTTCAACACGGGTTCCGCTGTTGACACTGAGCCTGGTCTTGTGAACGCAACCACCTCTGCCCTTCCGATCTTTGCTAAGTTCGGTGGTACGGTTGGTAGCGTGACCGCTGGTGAGTGGCTCGTCTGCTTGACGATCCTCGATCCAGGTGCAATCGCATCGAATGCCTAAACCCTAATTGGGGTGGGAGGACTTAAAACGCCCTCCTGCCCCTTTTCTTCTTACCACCAATGATCTGCGAAGACGCGCTTACTGATGCACTCGTAAAGGAGCTTTGCTCTGGCCGTGCGCTGAAGGAGGCAATGCAAAACCAACGTGAAATAGCCGCATCCGCTGAAGCGCGAGCAATGAAGGATGCGAAATCGACGCTAGGGAAACCCATTGGGGCAGTACCACAGCACGAATACTTTCTTTTAGCTAATAAATACGGGACCGAGTGCTGGGACGACCGAGAGTTCGTCCGAGACTTCTTCAAATCACAATCACACTTGAGAGCAGGACATATCTAATGCAAACTAGACCATACACCGAACTATATGAGCTTGTCCAAGCCCTCTGCGGTGTTGTGTTTGCATCTATTGAAGAACCTAGAATCAAAGCTCTAATCAACCGCCGCGCTACAAGAGCGTACAAGGCGAGCAACTACTGGACGAGGTTCCTGCGTGTTGGTGAGCAACGAGATGTAGTTAATGGAATTATCCCATTTGAAGCTGAAGGCTTTAATGGAATTGACACTTTCTTGAGGATCTTCCCGTTCCAGCCGTACAAGAATATCGGCGGTGGGGAGTACGAATTTACCGTAGGCCCATTCGGGGCTGAACTTTTGACTGGTCCATTTAACCCAGAGATCGCATGGGTGATCTACAAAGCCCAGAAGGCTGGAACTTATGGGAG